TATTTTATAAATTATTTCTTTGTTGATTTTTTCGCTGGTTTTTCTTCAACAACTTTTTCTTCTTTCTTTTCTCCTTTATCTTCAACCAATTCGTAAAGATGTGGGTAATTTCTTAAAAGAGAATCGAACCACCTTGTTTCAAAAGTTGCTCATGCTTTTATTTCTACTCAATCAACAAGCTGTGTTTCTTTTGAAATATTCTTTAATGTCTTTGTCATGATTATAAATTATATGTTATAAATTCTCGCACGGCTCATTAAAGAACCGTGCAAGATATTTCCAAATCTGATTAAAGAGTTACATTTACTCATAATCCGATTGTTTTTCCAAGTCATGCTGTGCTGTTTGCAATTCCGAAACCGAATTCGAAAGTTGCTGTTAATCTGATTCCATGTCCAGCAACACGATCAAGTTCTATTTCAAGTGGTTGTCCGAAACCATACTGAATAGCTGGTTTATAAACAACTGCGAAAGAACCTTTTGTGTTGTTAGCGGCTGTTGCGTCAACAAGCCCAGAAGTATTTGTTAATGCTGGGAAGTCTCTTGCAACCAAAACATCGATTCCGAATGCTTTTGCTAATACACCTTTAACGATTGTTGCGTTTGGTCAGAATTTGTCCATTGTGATAACTTCACTTAAAGCAAGCATTTTATCATAAACGTTTGCTGGTGCAATTATCAATAAATCGTTCAAGTCTGCTTGGTATCAAGCGTCGATTACTCATTTAACTGCAAGAATTTGTCAAGCTGTTAATGAACCAACTGAAACTGCTGTATTTGCAATTCCAACTTTTCTTATACCAGTTGCTTGTTGAACGAAATAAGGTGAACCAGAATATGTTCCGTTAATGTTTCCAGAACCACTTGCTGTATTATCTGAATTAACGAAAGAAGCGTCAATTGTTCTTGCGGCTGCTCTGTTGATTCTATCTCTTACCAAAGCTTCAAGATCACCAACTGAATAATTCAATTCTCTCTTTGAAATATCAACGTAAAGAATGAATTGTCCTTGCGAAATAGTTACTGCACCAGTGTCTGGTCAGTTGTTTGCTGGTGTGAAAGTTACTGCACCAGTTGTCCATTCACTATTTCCACTGAATAAATCAGCTTCACCAATAACTGGAACTTTTGCACTTATTGGCATATTATTTCCATGATTTCATGGAAGTAAATTTAACAAAGAAGAATACTTTGGAAGCATGTCCAATGCTGGATCAAGAACAACGTTTGTTGGAACAAGTTCTGCACCAAAAGCTGTTGCACCAGTGTTCATTACTTCATTGGCTTTTGTTTCTTCAACAACTTCTTCTTTAACTTCTATTCAAGCAAGTTTTTTTGCTTGTAATGCTAATTCTTTAAGGTTCATGATTAAATGAATTAATGATTTAAAAGGAATTAATTATGTTGCATTTTCTTTAAAAGCTCTGCAACTTTTCAATATCATGTGTTCTTTGTTGCGGGTGCTTGATAAGAACTTCATGATTGAATTGCTGTATTTTTTATTGCATGATCTAATTGCATTAATACTTCAATTGTTCATTTCATCAATTCTTGATGATTTGATAATTGCTGTTTTAATGATTTGATTTCTGCGTCTTTTTCACTCAATTTATCATTGAATGATTTTACAAATGATTGAAATTCAGCTTTTTCAATTCATTTGAATTCAGCTTTAATTGATTTGCTGTTTTCAACGATTTCTTCGTTGCTTGTTTCATCAACGGCTTCTTCGTCTGATGTAGTTTCAACATCATTTTCAGAATCTTCGCAATCGCTTTCTGCTGGTATTTCAGAATTTTCATCTGCTGGTTTTTCTTCTTCACTTTCTTCTTTATTTTCAATATCTTCTTCAATGCTTTTTACTGTTTCTTCAACTTCTTCTTCTGTTGCTGGGATTTCTTCTTCATCTTCAACAACTTCTTCTTCATTATTTGAAGTATCGTCATCATCGGCGATTTTTTCTTCGTTGTTTTCTTCTTCAACTGCTTTGTTTTCTCATTCTTCATTTTCTTTATGGATTTCAATATTACCATTTAATGGTTCTTTTTCTTCTTCTGATAATTCTTCATTATCTGCTTCAACAACTTCTTCTTTTTCTTCTGCTTTTGGTTCTTCATCTTCTTTTGTTTCAATTTCTTCTTCTGATTTAAAGCATGAATCAAAAGATTTTACCAATGCAAATGGATTTGCTGGAACTGAAACAAGAGAAATTTCAAATAATTCCAAAGCTTTAATAACATTTGTGTAACTGTATTTTCATTCAGCGTCCACGTTTTCGATTGTTTCATAATCTTTTACGCTGTATCAAATACTGAATGTTCTTAATACACCGTTCTTTAATTTTGAAAATACTCAATCTGTATCTTCTGTAATTTTGGCTTTTATGAATAATCCTTTATCGTCAATACTTGCTTCAATTACATTTCCAATTGGTTTGTCCATGTCATGCTGTAACAATACAATTGGATTTGTCATGTATTGCTTTAAAGTTTCTTCAAATGCTGTTGGTTCAACAACATCATTCATGCGGTCTTTATCTTTGGTTGACGCATATCATTCGATTTCGTATGATTTATTTTCACCGTCGATTATTTCTTTAACGGATTTCTGATCACATACGATTTGAAAGAACTCTTTGTCCTTGATAAGTTTAAATTTCATCTGATATAAATTATTAAATAAATAATTACCTTTTTCTTCTGTATTGCATTGTGCAACGACAGTTCACTCATCACGGTGGCATATCAACTCAAACACTTGGGTAAATATAATCTAAATCGCACCGTCATTCATCTTCGGCTTGTTGGTGTTCAAGTCTAACACGATCATCACCAACCGTCAACCGCTTCTTTTCCATTTCAATTCATGCTTCTTGTAAAGCAAGCATTGGTTGTAAATTTCCATATTCAAACGCTTTTGTTGTTTCGGTTACTGCAATTGCTCTTGCTCTTGGTAATCCAAACAATTTATCATCAATTGCGTTTATCTTTAATTGCATTACATCTCGACTTTCATGGTTATCAATTCACTGTTTTAAAGTATTTATAACATCTCGTTTTGTGGTATGTGATATGCTTCACTTATAATTCGAAAGGTTTAATTCTCATCGATGATTTGCATATTCACTTGGCTTGTTTGGGTAATAATCAATCGCTTCTTCTCTCAATAATTTACTGAATTTTCTGTACTGCGTTTTGTATCACCTTTCAAACACCTTTTCCAATGGTAACTCCATTTCTTCAATTAATACTCATATTCACATTGATCTTCGGAATCATTCCATTGGATCATCTCACCGTATTTCATCGGTTCGATTTTTCTTTTCTTCTGGGTATAAATGCACATGATCGTTTTGTAATATACTGTATTCAATGTTTATTATGTAAACGTGGTTTTCGTATAAGTCTTTTACATGATCTTCAAGATATTTTCTTTGCTTCTTAAAAGATTTTTGAATAATCGAATATATTTTTGCTTCTTTACGTAATAAGTTTCTGTAATCTTGTGATAACATTTTTTAATATTCATCTCATGGTAAAGTTGCGTCCAATGCAATATCTTCTAATAACACTGAATTTCTTGAAGTTATTGGTTTATCTGCGTTTTCATCTTTCAATGGTTCAAGTCAACGATCTATTCTTGCTTCATTTATTGTTATAATTCCAGTTTGAACATCTGCTCTTTGTCCATTCAACCATTCTTGCGTTTCCTTTAATTGTTCTGAATCAGATTTAATCCAATATTTTTCGAATAAATCTGGTCTGAACATCTGCAACAATTTATTTAATATTGCGTCAAAGTCTGCTTCCATTGGTTTTATTGTTCATTCAAGGAATTCTTCCTTTTGATTTTGTCCATTATTATAATTCACATCTTCAACGTATCATAACATTGCTTTTGGCACTCCAAATGCACTGCATATTTTATCTGTGGTCATTTTTCTTTGTGATATGGTTTCCATATCTTTTGCTGTTAATGATAATTGCTTTACATCTGCAATTCATCATGCAACAATTGTTTTATGTGCATTCTCACTTCACTTGAATTGTGCATTAAACATATCAACGGCATTTTGCTGTTCTTCTTCGGTTAAATTACCGTCCAATAACAACATCATATCTGGTCTTGCACTGTTCTTGTAAAAGCTGTAATTTGTTTTTAAAGCTTCCAAATCAAGAACTGCGTCATATAATATGCTGGTTAATATTCACATTCAGTTTAAAGTGTTTATCACATCATCTTCAAACTTGAAA